AAAATTGTTATAGAGAAATTATATATATTTGCTACAACAAGACAATGATGAGTTATTATGAAACAAAACTACAATTTACCGAAAACGTTTTAGAAAATGATAAATTCTTAAATGATAATATACTTGGTAAATTTTACAAGAAAAAAATACAAAAATATATAGATGACGAACAAAACAAAAACACAAGATGATGATACAAAGAGAATGTTTATGCAACTTATGGAGGATGATGCCTATGTTGATATTAGTGAAGATGTTAAATATCCACCAGTTGCAATAAGTTGTGGTACTTACAATGACATAAATCATAATGGAGATGTTGTAGAATATCATATACCAATTGGTACATACGGAAATTTCAGCTTTATCCAAGCTCCGCCAAAAAGTATGAAATCGTTCTTTTCTAGTTTACTTGTATCAGCATACCAGAGTGATTCAAATAAATATAGTGGCTTATTAAAAGGACATAGAAAAGGCAGAAAGATAATTCATTTTGATACAGAACAAGGTAAGTTTCATTGTCAAAAAGTATTCCGTAGACCAATACTAATGAATAATATGCCAGATGATGATAATTATTATACTTATGCTTTAAGAACAATGAGTTATAAAGATAGAGTTGATTTTATTGATTACATCTTAAATGACAAGTTAGAAGGTAAAGATATTGGTTTAGTTATTATTGATGGTATTGCTGATTTAGTTGCTGACGTTAATAATTTAGAACAATGTAATGAAGCTATACAAAAGTTAATGAGTTGGACTGATGAACTACAATGCCATATAGTTACAATTATACACAGTAATTATGGCTCTGATAAACCAACTGGGCATCTTGGTAGTTTTTTAGAAAAGAAAGCAGAAACACAAATTAAGTTAGAAAAGAATGGAGTTAATCAAGGATGGATAACTGTTGAATGTAAAAGAAGTAGAAACAGAGGGTTTGAAACTTTCAGCTTTACAATAAATGAAAATGGTTTACCAGAATTTGTAGACAACGATTATGATTTATAACAAATAAACATTATATTGCGTTTATGCTAAAATGGAAAGAAAAAGATTTATTTGAATGGTTATCAAAAAACCATTACAAGACATTAGTAAACAGTAAAAATCCAATATCAAGATGGGATTGCTACGACATTGAAACGCAAAGCAGAATAGAATTAAAGTGCAGAAAGAAACATTACGATACTTTAATACTTGAAAAGTCTAAATACGATGCTTTAATAAAAGAATCAAACAAACATTTTGATGTGCCAATTTACATCAATAGTACACCACAAGGTATCTATCTATTTAATTTAAACAAAGTAGATTTAAAATGGTTTGAGAAATCATTACCAGCCACATCAGAGTTTAAGAACAGAAGGTGGGTTAAAAAACAAGTAACAGAAATAAATATAAAACAATCAATAAAACTAAAATAAATGGAAACAATTAAACTATTAAACAACGAAGTATTTAACAAGAAAGACATTTTAAGTAAGATGATGGATGATGAATTTTACTATGGGTATCTTGGTGTAAATGCATTATCAAGTTCAGCATCAAAGAAACTTTTAGATTCTCCTTATGCTTATTATCGTTCACTAACAGAAAAACAAACAAATGTACAAGCATTAAGAGATGGTCAATTAATACATCTTATGGTACTTGAGCCACAAAAGGTAGAATACTTAACATTTACAGAAGGTACAAAAGCATCAAAGCAATATAAGTTAGCAGTACAAGAAGTTGGCTCACACAACGTATTTACTAATGCAGAATATAATAAAGCAAAAAAGATATCAGAAAGAGTAAGAAGTGTAACTGATGTGAAGAATCTACTGGAGGGTGCAAAATTTGAAATACCAGCAATTGATACTTACAATGATTTAGCATTTAGAGGTAAAGCAGATATATTAAAAGATGGTGTTGTAATAGACTTAAAAACAACTGCTGACATAAAAGGTTTTGAAAGGTCTGCTAATTATTTTTCTTATGACTTACAAGCTGCATTGTATTTAGAATTGTTTGGAGCATTTGACTTTGAATTTGTTGTAGTTGATAAAAGTACACTTGATGTTGGTATATTTAAATGTTCACAAGAATTTATTGATGGTGGTAAAAGAAAATTAGATATTGCAACAGAAAGATATTATGACTACCTACAAACAGAAAATATAGAAGATTATGTTACAAAAGGAACTTTGTAAGAATAAAGAGATTGTTGCTTACAGAAGTTGTGTTGATAGCTACTTTAGTAATGGAGATAGAAAAGACATTATGGAATATTGGCTACAACTATTTGAACAGAAAAGATTTTGTGAAGCAAAGGGAGTAGAGAAAGCACTTGAACTAATTGACATATACGAGGATTTAAATGCCAAAGATTAAAAAGAAGATACACCTAAAAAATTGTAATTATGAGCATCAGCAGTATTGTTTTAAAAAAGGTTTTATAATTTACCCAGTTGTATCTGGTAATAGTTATAAAGTGTACTGCAATAGAATAAAAGGTAATTACTATATGAAAGGAAAAGAATTTAATAAACAAGAATCGTTCCAAGCTATTTGGGATTTATACACAAAGATATACAACTATGACACTAATAAGATACGAGATTAAAGCTGGGTTTTTTAAAGGATTACTGCTTGGTATAAGACATTATACATTTGATGATGTTGAAATGTATGAAGAAGATATAGTTTTATACATTGGTATCTTTCAAATAATAGTAACTAAAATATACGAGAAATAATGAATACAAGAGAAAAATGGGCAGAGATGCAAGAAGAACAAGATAGCATTGTTAAATCAGTTGTAAGTTCATATAAAGAACGTTCAAGAGTTGGTATAAAGAAATACAACAAAACAATGGATAGAAACGATTTAAGCACCTCTGAATGGCTACAACACCTACAAGAAGAATTAATGGATGCAACATTATATATTGAAAAACTAAAACAAACATTATGTACAAAAGAAAATTAATACAGAAACTACAACAACTAATTGACAAACTACCAGCTTGTATTAGAAGGCAAGAAGCAATGGATGACTTAATGGATTTAAAGTTAAGTGAATCAGATTATCATTACATATCATTAAAAAACAAATACAAAGAGTTATGAATAAATCAAGCACAGAAAAAGGACTGATATCATTTATAGTAATGGCATCAATAGTTGCTTATATTATAATTGGCATTGTTTGTATTACAATTTCGTAAATGTTAAAGAAATGTTAAAATGTATTAACATAGTTGTTAATTAAATAATTTGTTTTATATTTGAGTATAATTAAAAACAAATATTATGACAATAGTAACAAGACAAGAGTTTAGAAGTTTAGAATCAGAAAAAATTGGACAATACCAATGGTATATAAAAGGAGCTAGTTTATCGCAAGAGGTTGCTCTATATGAGAGAATAGTAAGAGATTTAAAAAAAGAATATATTATAAAAAAATAAAAACAATGGGAGGGTAAAACCTCCCTTTTAAAACAAAACAAGATGAAAAAATTACAAACTTTAGTATTGATTTTAGCACCAAGCTATTTTATAGCAAGAATGTTATTAGGTTTAATCTTTAACGTATAATTATGAAGAAGATGCTTACAAGATTCGGAGAGTTCTTATTTGTACTACTTATGATTATGATAGTTGCTTATATGTGCTTATGGTTTATATCAATGATATTAATATTATTTAACAGTTAAAAACAAAAACAAATGGGAAAACAAAACAACTTAACACCAGAAACTTTAGAAACATTAGAACTAATTAAAATCTATGCTAAAAATAGTGATAACTGGTGGCTTGAAAATAAAATAGAAATTTTAGAAGTACAAATAATGATTGAAAAAAACAACGCACAAACAGAAGTGTATAAAAAACTAAATGATGGAATTAATTAAACTAATAAAAACAATAAGACCAGAGTACCATAATAGAGATTTTTGTATAAACTCATTGCCAAATGAAGTAACTTTAATTTCAGATACTGAACAATACTTAATAGAAGTAAGTTTAAAGAATGAGATATTAGAAACTAATTTCTATCAAGGAGAAGAAATATACAAAGCATCAGATGATGAAATAGATTATATCTACAACTATCTTGAACAATTATTAATAGACAAGGTAGAAGAAACAAAACAATACTATAACGAGTACAATTACAATTATCAAATATTTAATAGTTAATATGAAGATACTAAATTTATATGCTTGTCTAGGTGGCAATAGATACAAGTGGAACGAAGTAAAAGAAGATATAGAGGTAACTGCGGTTGAATGGGATGAAGAACTTGCAAGGCTATACCAAGAACGTTTTCCAAACGATAAAGTGATAGTTACAGATGCACATCAATATTTACTTGACCACTACAAAGAATTTGATTTTATATGGAGTAGTCCACCTTGTCCCACACATAGTAAAATAAATCAAACACAATATACAAGAGAATGCTGGACTCCAAGATACCCAGATATGAAATTATATCAAGAAATTATATTTTTAGATATGTTTTTCAAAGGTAAATATGTTATTGAAAATGTTGTGCCTTACTATGAGCCTTTAATTAAAGCTAATAAAAGAGGAAGGCATTTATATTGGACTAACTTTAATTTACCTAATGTTTTAAGTAATAGAGAACAACCTAAAATTAGCAGGGGATTAAATGAAACTAAAAAGTTATGCAAATTTCACGATTATAATTTTTATGAATATAAAGGAAAACAATCAAAGCAAAAGATTGCAAGAAACTTGGTAGACTACGAAGCTGGTAAAACTATCTTTGAAACTTTACTAGGAATAGAAAAACAAAACAATACAAATCAAACAACAATGTTTTAATATGGAGCTAACACAAAAGAATTTAGAAAAAATTAGTGGTGCAATAATAACATCATTTGTAAACCAACATTTTTTAGAAGAAGCAATGCGTACTGGTTTATTTAGGCACAGAGTAAAGAACAATGTAAACAGAACTATAAAAGAGTTAATGCACATTGAATCTGAATACTATAATAAGATTGAAGATGTAGACGATAAAGGTTTAGGAGATAAACTAATTGCAAACAAATTAGAGTTTGTTAAATGGGTGTTAAATGAATTTGACTTTAATGATTTCTGTAAGATACAAGAAGTATGTAAAGCATATACATTAAACAAAGAAGAAGTAACAAATGTAACAGACAAAATATTAATTGATAACGGAGCAGAATAAAATGAATATAGAAGATATAAAGAAAATAGGAGATAGTGTAAAAGAAGTATCTGGACTTGATATATTTGACAACACAAGAAGGAGGGATTATGTAGAGATGAGAGCATTAGTATGTTATGTTTTAAGAAAGAAATTAAGAATAGGTTTAACAAACATTGCTTTATACTTTCAATCAGAAGGAAAGACAATGCATCACGCAACAGTAATACACCTTGTTAA